AGAAGAAAAGAAACCACGTATCGTTCCAATCACAGTACCAAATGTGATTGAACACAAAAAGAAGTAACACACCTCTTCCCCCCACTAATATATACTTTAGTGGGGGGTTTTTATTTTTAATTATTTGTAGGAGAAAAAATATGTTACCACTCGCAGGAATGCTATTTAATGTGGTTGCTGGATTAGTTGTTGATAAAGCTCAAGATCTGGCAGAAGAACACGTTGAAAAGATGATAGATGATATACTTCCAGACAACGCAAAAAAAGAATTAGACAAAATTATAAAAGACGATCCTGCACATACTTTCACAAATGCAAAAGATGCATTGATGGGAGCAGTTGAAGGTAAGTTACCAATAATCAAAGCAGATGGTACAATCAAACCAATAGAATTAACTTTTACTGTTTCATATGATCCTACTACTGGATCTATTGACATTCAGAAAAAAGATGAGGTGTTAAATGGCTGAGACTATAAGATTATCAAAGAATTTTGCACTCTCAGAAATGGTCAAGAGTGCAACAGCAGAACGATTAAATGTAGACAATTCACCTAGTGATATACACCTTGTAAATCTGACACACCTTGCAATTCGTATTTTACAACCAGTAAGAGATGAGTTTGGTGTTATTACAATCAATTCAGGCTACAGAAGTCCTGCACTAAATGCAAAAGTTGGTGGGTCAAAAACAAGTCAACATTGCAATGGCCAGGCAGCTGATTTTGAATCGTTTTCAACACCAAATCCTGACCTTGCCAAATGGATTGCAAATAATTTAGAATTTGATCAACTCATTTTAGAGTTCTATGATGGAGTCAATCCCAATAGTGGATGGGTACATTGTAGTTACAATCTAATGGGTAATCGTAGAAAAATACTTACTGCACTTAAAACTGGTGGAAAAGTAGTTTATAAGAATGGTTTTGTAAGTAAGTGAAATAAGGAGAACCATGAAATACATATGGTTAATATATCTTCAATTTCTATTTCTTATTGGTCAATTCAATACAAAAAAGAATTGGATTGACAAACAGATTTTATTATGTTATAATAAGTTAGATGAATTAAATGTTAATTATGTTAAATATCACGAATTTGATAAAAAATAATAGATGAGTTTTTATACAAATGTACACTGCTTGGGAAATAATATTTTATTCCGTGGCATCTCCAATGATGGCCAACGATTCAAAGATCGTGTAGAGTATAAACCAACACTCTATATTCCTACCAAAGAAAAAACTAAATTTCGGACTCTTGAGGGAAAATCGGTTGGGGAAATTCAGCCTGGTTCTATTAAAGAGTGTCGGGAATTTATTCGTAAATATAAAGAAGTCGATAATTTCAATATTTACGGAAATGATAAATTTGAGTTTTCTTTTATTGCAGAATATTTTCCAGAAGAACATATTGATTATGATTTCTCATTAATCAAGATTGCGTATCTTGATATTGAAGTGGGGTCGGAAGATGGTTTTCCAAGTATAGAAAATGCAAAAGAAGAAGTAACGGCCATTACTTTCAAGATAGATGGTAAGTGTTATGTTTTCGGTAGGGGTGAATTCGTTCATGACAGGAAAGATGTTTTCTATTTCCGATTTGATTCTGAACGGGCACTTCTTCAGAAATTCTTTGAAATGTGGGATAAGGAATCACCAGATATTGTTACAGGGTGGAATATAGAAACATTTGATATTCCATATTTGGTTAATCGTGCAAAACGACTCTTTGATGAAAATAAAAATCCATATCGATTACTTTCGCCCTGGAAAAAAATTCATGCGTATACAATGTTTGGAATGGGGGGTAGAGAACTTCAAGCATATGAAATAATTGGTGTGGAAACACTTGATTATTTACAAATGTATCGTAAATTTACTTATACTAATCAAGAGTCATATCGACTTGATCATATTGCATTTGTGGAATTGGGAGAACGTAAACTTGATTATTCTGAACAAGGTACGTTACATCTTCTTTACAAGAATGATTTTCAAAAGTTTATTGAATATAATATTAGAGATGTAGAATTAGTTGAAGAGTTAGATAGTAAATTAAAATTGCTCGAAATGTTGGTTGCACTTGCATATCTTTGCAAAGTGAATTATGGAAATACATTTGGCCAAGTTCGGATGTGGGATACATTAATTTACAATAATCTTCTTAGAAAAAAAATTGTTATTCCACCAAAGAAACATTCTCACAAATCATCCGAATTTGAAGGTGCGTTTGTTAAAGAGCCAATTATAGGATCTCACAAATGGGTAGTGAATTTTGATTTGAATTCATTGTATCCACATTTGATAATGCAATATAATTTAAGTCCCGAAACATTGATTACAGATGAGTTACCAAAAGAATTGCAAGAGATTAAAGATGCCAGGCCAGGTGTGGATGGATTGCTCCAACAATCACAATCATTGAATGGTTTGAAAAAATATAATCTTACTTATACACCAAACAATGAATTTTATCGAAAGGACATACAAGGATTTCTTCCAGAGATGATGCAACAGATTTATAATGATCGTGTAAAATATAAAAAGAAGATGATCACAACTAAGAAAAAGTTGCAGAAAGAAAAAGATCCTAAAGAAAGGGCCGTATTATCCAAGTTGATTTCCAAGTATCATAATATGCAGAATAATTTAAAGACCACACTCAACTCTGCTTTTGGTGCAATGGGGAACGAACATTTTCGTTATTTTGATCAACGAATTGCAGAAGCAGTTACAACATCTGGACAACTTTCAATTAAATGGGTTGAAAAAGAAATCAATCGATATTTAAATGAAGTACTCAAACCAGAAGAAGAAAAAGATTTTGTTGTGGCAGTTGATACAGATTCGGTTTATATTTGTATGGATGATTTGGTAAAAAAGATTTATGGAGATACAATTGATGATAAGAATAAGGTAATTGATTTTTTAGACAAGGTTTGTTCTGAACAAATGGAAAAAATCATAGATACTTCTTATCAAAAACTTGCTGAATATGTAAATGCATATGATCAAAAGATGGTAATGAAACGTGAGAATATTGCAGACAAGGCCCTTTGGACTGCAAAGAAACGTTATATCATGAATGTGTACGATGCAGAAGGTGTTCGATATGAAAAACCACAACTCAAGGTTATGGGAATTGAATCGGTTCGATCTTCTACTCCTGCGGCGTGCAAAGAAAAAATGAAGGGAATCTTTGATATTATCATGAATGGGACAGAAGAAGATGCAATAAATTATATTGATAAGTTTAGAGAAGAATTTCGGACATTAAAAGCTGAAGATATATTTTTTCCTCGCTCTGTTCGGGGAATATCAAAATATTATGATGCAGCCCAATTGTATATTAAAGGTTCGCCAATTCATGTAAAAGGTGCATTGATTTACAACAAACTGTTGAAGGACAAGAAATTACTCAACTCTTATCCTACTATAAAAGATGGAGAAAAAATTAAGTTTGCATATCTCAAGAAACCAAATCCTGTTGGAGATACAGTAATTGCAATTCTTAATACATTACCCGAAGAGTTTGGTTTGGAAAAATATATTGATTATGATTTACAATTTCAAAAATCATTCATCGAGCCCATGTCTTCAGTAATGGGTGCAGTTGGATGGAACACAGAACATATTTCAGATCTTTCAGAATTTTTTGGATGATGCTTAATGCTATTCGGGTTACTCACATTATTTGTTGCGCTTGCAATAAGCACAGTTGCGGCCTGGTATTCCATTGTTGGATTGATGGCAATCTTTGCAGGAGCCACGACAGCTATTATGATAATGGGCGTGGTCTTAGAAATCGGCAAATTAATATGTGCAAGTTGGACATTCACTAACTGGAAAAGTTGTCCTGTCATAATGAGATCATATTTCATTTTGGCAGTTGTAGTTTTGATGTTGATAACCTCTCTAGGTATATTTGGGTTTTTATCACGAGCCCATATTACTCAATCTAGTCCTACTGCATTAATTTCGGAACGGATAGAAAGAATAGATCTCAAGATAGATCAACGACAAACACAGATAAAAAGATATCAAGGAAGATTAGATACATTAGATCAAGCACTTCAAAGGTATATTGAACTAGGTGCAATTTCAAAAGGACTTGCAAAGATTGGTGCAATGGATAATGAAACTTCCTTATTAAAAACAAAAGTTGAAGGATTAGAAAATGAAATAGATGGTTTGTCGGATGAGAAGTATGGATTGAAAACTGAACTAAATCTAGCAGAAGTGGAGGTCGGGCCGATTCGTTATGTGGCGAGTATGTTATATGATGATGTGAGTGAGTCGCAACTTGAAGAGGCCGTCCGTTGGATTATCATACTTCTCATATTTGTGTTTGATCCTCTCGCAGTTATGTTGGTGATCGCTGCAAATATTTCATTGAGAGATTATCGTAGAGAAAGAAAGATGGCCACTAAAACTGTAACAGTTATGCCAGACTTATCAGACAAAGAAGTAATAGATAAGGAAAATGTTGCCGAATATTCAGATGATGATGGTAATGATTTTAAAATCCTTACGTGGGATATGTT